CTCGTAGTCGTCTTCGTCCATCTCGGCCAGGTCGGAGGCCGCCTCCGGATCGGTGGGGTCGCCCCCGAGGCCCACGCCCAGCTCGCGGAACAGCTTCTCCTCTGCGGCGAGCTCGCGAGCGATCTCCTCGAGGTCACGTCCGCGCTCGGCCGCGATCCTGGTTCGCGAGTTCACGCCCAGCGCGATCTCTTCCTTCGCGGCCAGGATGTCCTTGAGCGGATCAACCCAGTCCCATCCGCGGGGCTGCCACTGATGCTCGGCCCAGTCCTCCGGATCACGCGAAGCGAGTCGGAGTTCTCCGGTCGTCAGCGCCCAGAGCATCCACCGGGACCGGACCCTTCGGTGGAGGTGGCGGACCAGGAACCATTGGAGAAGGCGATAGACGTCCCGCTCCCGGATCGTCCCGTCGCGGATCGAGCTGAAGCTGACCTGGGTGAGGTCGCCAGACAGCCCGGCGTAGGCCGCGCGTAGCCCGCTCGAAATCGACCGGAGGATGATCCGATTGAAGCCCTCGAAGGCGTCGTTCGGGTGGGTCGGGTCGACCTCTTTCAGCTCGAGGTTGGCTGGGATGACCGGATAGATCCCCGGACTGAGCTCGAGCTTGAAGTCGTCCGCCGGGTCCTTGCCCTGGTTGACGATGCGCGGGTCGGGGATCGCCGCCGCGTCCGCCCTGCGCTGTAGCACACCGGCCTTCACGGCCGCCATCCGCGACGCCACGAGCTCCGCCTGCTGGAGACCGCGGAGCATGTGGCCGTCCTCGAGGATCGCGGCGAACCAGGTGACTCCCCGCGTACGGCCGACCCGATCCATCAGATACAGGTGGATGACCTCGGAGGCGGGGATCCGCTCGGGCTTCCTGCTTCCCCGAGGGTGCTGGTAGTCGTAGGGGTGCCGAGGGAAGACGTGATAGGCGACCGGCCGGCCCCAGCCGTTGACCTCCACGCCCATCCGGATCTCGTTCACGCCGTCGGTGGGTGTGCGATTGAGGTCCGAGTCGATCTGGTCGACGTCCAGGACCTGAAGCGCGAACCCGAAAAGGTTGTCGGGGAAGCCCTCGACCATCCGGATCAGACACTCGCCGTCCTGGGCCAGGGTCCGGATTGCGAGGGCCTGGACCTCCTCCCACGACAGCCGGCCGTCGACGGAGCAATTCTCCGGCTCGCTCCACCGGGCCCACGCCGCCTCGATTCTGCGGTTTGACGTAGTGTCGGGCGACTGACCGTCGGCGAGTGTGCACCGAGCCTGCATCCGGATCCCATGCGGGCCCACGACGTTCTCCTCGAGCATGTCGAGGAAGCGCTTGCCGTACCACGTGTTCCGGCTGAGCTCGCGCGCCCGCCGCCTGAGCATCGTGTGGTCGCCGCGGAGCTCCTGATCGGCCGAGACCAGCGGGGCGAAGACCCAGTCGGCAACCAGGCGCCCGACGCGGGCACCCGAGAACGCCACGGCCTGGACCACGGTGCGGCGGAAGGCCGAGCCGGCCCATTGCCGGACCCAGCGCGCGGCGCCTCGTGCCCGGGAAACGAGCGCGCTACCAGGCATTGAACGTCACCGGAACGAGCTCCAAGGGGCTCCCATCTCGTCGAAGCGCGGCGAGCTCCTCGTGAAGTCGGGCCCGGAGGTCGTAGAGCTCTTCGAGGCTCGCGTACCGCTTCCGGTCACCCTGAACTTCGAGCTCGACCACCACCCCTGCCGCCGAACCACTCCCGGCGAACGCCTTGATGGCCGCGTTGACCTGGTCCAGGAGCTCCTCGACAACCGTCAGCGCAGCGACCGCGGTCGTCGGATCCGCGGTGACGAGGAGAGTCTCGCTGTAAACGGTATGCCGATCGGTCCCGTCGGTGACGTAGCCGTAGAGGCTGTAGCGGCCCGCGACGAGCGTCGCGGTCTTCGCTGGAGCGACTTCCACCGCGAAGTCGGCGCCGTCCGCACTGACCTCGACCCCCCAGTCGATGTCGATGTCCGTGGGGCCCCGGACGGTGTAGTTCAGCTGCCAGTCCGTGGCCGGGTAGTCGCTGAGCGACCGGGTCCAGGCCCAGGTATCGCCCGCCGTGAGGCAGGTCGGCTCGACTGTGGGGATCTCTGCCGGCACTACATCGTTCTCTCCTACCCCCATACAAAAAGGGCCCTACCCGCGCCTCTCTGGCGAGATAGGGCCCCTCTGAACCGGGAGCTCGTGCTAGTTGTCGTGCCGGAATGGGGTCCGGCGGCCCATGGTCACGCTATATCTAGTGGGGTGCCGTTGTGGCAGTCAAGGTCCGCGGCGCGGCGGCGGCAGCGGAGCCGGACCAAAGGAGGCGTGAGTCGGTTGTGTGATGCGGGACTTCGGTCGGAGGATCAGGTGCCGTCCTGGCTTCAGGTCGTCGTAATACCGGCGCAGCTGGGCCTCGAGCTCGGGCCACTCGCGCCGGAACCGGGCAGACAGCACGGACGGCTTACGTGGAGCGGGGGGTTTTCCGAATCGGCCGAGGCTCAGCAGCCACGTCAACCACCAGAAGGGTAGGGCGACGACGGCCGCGAGATCACGTCGCAGTTCCGAAGGCTTCCCGTCACGCTCCCGGGCGTCTTCGTGAGACCAGCGCCCGTCAGCTGATCGGGACCATCCGTCGCGGACGTATCGCAGCCCCGGATCCGACCTCGCTGGGGGCCGCGGTGGGGGCGTGGGCCAGGTGTGCCGCACGGAGGCTACGCTGCCCCCTGGTATGCCGCCGCGGTCACCATGTAGCTCTGCCCACACTCGCAGATGATCGTTTCACAGATACGCTCCGGGTCCTGCTTCTCATAGAACTCGAGCCGCCACTTCGCGATTCGTCGCCGCTCCCGCTTGCCGCATTTTGGGCACCTTGCTCGGAGTTGGACAAGCGCCTCGGTGCCGGTGTCGGAATAGCTGCCCATCACCACTCCGTCGCCCACTTGGAGCCCTCTTGGCGCCGGGGCGCGCCCCCCGAGCCCTGGGATCCGCCCGCGTCCTTCCGTGGATTGCTGGCCGCCTCCACCCACGCGAGCATGTTCCCCCGGACCTCCACCCCCAACGCCAGGAACGCCGCCTGGTTGTACACGTGGAGGTCGGGGCCCTCGTTCCTGTCCGCCACCTGCACCCAGCGGAGCTTCCCGCGCTGTCGGCGCTTTTCTTCAGCCCCGAACTGCGTGAAATAGTCCGCGTCGAAGCCGTTGCACCGGTCCGGGTTGTACTTCCGCAGGTGGATGTAGCCGGGGCCGGGCTCCGCGACCCCTAGCCGACGGAAGAGCCGGTCCTTCATCCGGTAGGTGCCGACGGTGTAGACGAGACATCCGTCCGAGTTGGCCTTCGTGGGGCGCTTCAGCTCCTCGTGAGACCGGTCGCCGGTCCGGTCGCCCAAGATCGCGAAGACGTTCCGGCGCTGGCGGGGCTTGACGAACTGGTAGACGTCAGGCGTCGAGTAGCCGGCGTCGATCATCGTACACAGGATCCGGAGCGTCGCGCCGGAGACGTGCCGGTAGGGGCGGGTCAGGAACCCTTCGAGGCGCGCCCAGCCCTGGGGCGTCTCCGGGTCGGCCATGATCCGCTGGTGGAGGATGTCCCAAGACTCCTCGTCCATGCCCCAGCCCCGGACAAGGAGCTCCATCCAGCGGCCGTGCACGTCCACCGCGGCCGTGAGCACGCCCACGCCGTCCGGAACGTCGACCACAGAGCCGTCGGGGGCCAGGTACTCCTCGGCGCGAGCCTGGAGGCCGGTGACCTCGATCTCGACCGGATCCTCGGCGAAGGCGAGGCCCAGGACCTCGTTCCAGAAGACCTGGAGATCCGTGGCGTCCGCCAGCGCGCCCAGGAACTCGCCCACCAGCTTCGCCCACCGGGCTCCCGGGAAGAGCGAGATCAGCGCGTCGATGTGCCACCCGGGGATCGGCGCGCCCGGGTTGGTGGCGACCCACCAGCCCGCACAGACCATGGCGGGCCGGTGATGCTCTTCGATCGCCTCTCCGCAGTGACGGCAGACGTAGTGCGCCGTCCCCGGGACGTGGCGGTGCTCGAACTCGGCCTTGAGGCATCCGGGGCAATGGACCGGAGACTCGTCCTCCGTCACGAGGCCGCAGCCCCGGCAGACGGTCTCTCGGTCCCACTTCACGCCGTGCTCCGAGTCCTCATCGCCCCACTCGAGGACCTGGAGCTCCTCGCAGTGCGGGCACGGCACGTGCCAGAAGCGCTGGTCCGTCTTCGCGAACTCGCGATCGATCCTGGATTCGCCCTTGACCGAAGGCGTCGAGCCGACCATGAGAAGCCCGTCTTCGTAGTCGTCGGTGCGCTTGGCGAGGCGCTGGAGGGGATCGCCCATGGTGGCGCTGATCTCCATGGCGTCCACCTCGTCCACGAAGACCCGCCTTAGACTCCGGCGACGGAGATTCTTGTCCGAGGCCGAGCCGATCACCGCGAGGAAGCCGCCCGTGAACTCCTTGTAGGTCAGCGTCGAATCGCTCCTACGGGACCCGGTCTCACCCACCGCCGACCCCCACTCGTTCCGCTCGAGCATCGGCGCGAGCTGCTCTTTCGAATAGGCCCGCGCCTCGCCGTCGGAGGGCTGGACCACCGCCATGGGGCAGGGGTCGTGGTCGATCGTGTAGCCGACCAGGTTGCCGATGATCCCTTCGGTGAAACCGACCCGGGCGGATTTCCGGACCACGCCCGACCGGGCCCAGGGCGAGGCGAAGAAGTCCATGATCTCGACCAGGTAGGGCGTCATTTCGTTCGACCACCGCTGGCCGGCGTTGGGGCCCTGGGAGATCACGCGGTGCTTCTCGGCCCACTGGCTCGGCGTGAGGTGGGCGCCCGGCCGGAAGACGTCCTGGAAGAGCTGTTCCTCCCGGCGCTCCCACTCAGCGACGGCCGCGGGGGACGATGACCAGTCAGGAGGCGTCACGGAGCCCCTCCCTGATCGACTCGGTGATTCTCCCGATGAGCTCCTTCGCCTCGGCGAGCTCGATCCCCGCCGCCTTCGCCAGCTCGGGCCCGTACCGATTCCGCGCGGACCGGAGTATCCCGTCGACTCGCTCCAGTGGCTTCCGCAGCATCCGCTCCACGTCGTCCACGTGAACCAGGATCTTCTCGCGCTGCTGAACGTCGAGCTCGGCCAGGCGCGCCTGCATCGCGGTCTTCCGGGCCCGGGCCTCCTGGTACTCCGCGTCGCCGAACCCGCCGGAGCGCTCCTCCTGGGCGTCGTCCTGGAAGGCTTGGTAGTCGGCCTCGACGCCCGGCCACGGGTAGGATCCGTCCTCGTTCCGGGAGACGACTTCGCGTGAGGTCAGCTCCCGGAGCCACGTGGTGGAGATACCCAGGCGCTTGGCGGCTTCGGTCTGGCTGATGGATTCCATCGTCGCGGTCGTCATTCGGAGCAGGAACGCATGTTTTCCGGGGGGTCTGTCGCGCGAGATAGGTCGCCCGCCGG